CCCGTATCAAACTTCCTATCACTTTTTTCAAATATAGCACTTGTAAATTCAAAATTACCCATAGTAAGTCCACCTCCTTGCACGAGTTGTAACCCGACTAATTCGTTAGAAAATGTCTGAGATCCTGAGGGTGGTACAGGTGGATAAAAATATTTTTTCTTTGCCATTAACTAATAATGTTTGTGAAGTTTTTACTGAAGTCTATATTAGTTCCTCTGTCTTGTCTAACTTCATATAATAACTCATTAAAGTTATCTCTAATTTCAAACAAGTTATATTGTTTATAGATATTACCAGCACTATCATAAAGAGTATAGATACCATCATCAACACTTTTAGTTTGATTACCATAAAGGGCAATTGCTAAAGTATCAATATCGTGTTCAGCCATCTGAATATCTATAGTTATTGGGTTAAAAAAAGTATTAGTCACAATAATACTCTGATTTGGTTGACCAATAAAAGGTATCACATCAGGTTTATTTGTAGGTGAAGAAGAAGGTGATAATGTACAAAATATTAAATCGGTACTTCCATTCACATATCTATATCTAATCGCCTTTTGTGATGTGTTTGTTTGATTAGAAACTACAGGTTCACAAAAGAAAGATGATGTTACAATTCTATAAAAATTAGGGATTTTTGTTCCATCAGAATTTAAATATTCAACTCTAAAACCAACAAGTCCTTGATTTACAAACTTATTTCTATATTGAGAGGGTACTTGATTTATGTCTATAACAATTCCTTTAACATTCGGTATTGATGATAACACCCCACAATCCAATATTGTAGTTCTTATTTCGGCAGGTCTTATATATAGAGTATAAATCCCTAAACTAGTGAATTCAGATGCTGGTAATTTTAAATTATAAAGACCCCCTAAAATTTCAACATTTGCATTACCTCCGGTTTCACCATTATGAAAATACGGTGTTAAAATATTTGAAGCGTTTAATTTTTTTAAAACAAAGTTGTTTGTAACATCCCTTGAAGCTGTGTAATGTAAAAGTATTTCAACATCCTCAGGTGATACGTCAGCAGGTCTATTTATTCCGTAAGTTCCTAATGCCATAATTTTATTTTATAAATAGTTTATCTATATTTTTTATGTGGTATTAATTTTAAAATATCCATAACCATACCTTTTAAGATCACCAAAATTATCAACCTCACCTAATCTTTGTAGCGGTTCAAATCCCGAATACTTTCCTCTTTCAATATAAACCCCAGACTGTATTTCAGGAGCCATAACAAAATCTAATAAATATTCATCTTTAGTAAGCGCTGAAAATGTAAAATCGTTATATGTTATTCCCGATGATTCAGCAATATAAAATGTTCTACCATCTGTTAAATCATAATAATTGACATCATTTATAGTATATGCAGTATAATCAGGTGTCATTTCAGTTACTTGACCTAATGGTCTTCCTTTAATATACTGAATATATCCTATGGTGTATGGGTTCGGCCCATATCTTCTTAAATCTGACAATTTGGAAGTGGTATACCCAGATATAACAAACGGTACTGTTGTATATTCTTCACTAACGTATTGTGACATTTCATAACCCGAATCACCACTATAGATATATTCATAACTTAATGGGATTCCGGACCAACTACCCCCTTGTGGAGTAAAAAATATCTCACCATTTAAATTATTAACAGTTACACCGGTGTTTGGTAATGATATTTTTTTACTTATGGTAGTGGTTCCCCAGGGATTTGTTTGTTTTAAGCTAATTGTATACCCTGACGGTACATTAGGGTATAAATGGGTCGCAGTCTGATTTGTAAACGTTAAATTATCCGGTTGAGATCCATCTCCCCAATCTACTTGATATGAAGATAACTTTAAAAATGACATATATTGACTTCCGGATGTATTGTATAAAGTAACTTCATAAATGTTTGTAACATCTCCAGAGTATAAAAAATTAGTTACAACATTTTTTTGTAAAATAAATCCATCAAATTCTGAATAATAACCTAAATCATTAATAGATTGTGTAAAAAGTATAGGAACAGTTAACCCAGTTAATAATGACGTACCATTAGTACCTCCACTTAAAATACTTGTAAAATCAGAATATAACCCAAAATTGTAAGTTTTATTTTCTTCTGTCGGGATTCCGCAAGACTCAGTATAGTAGGAACCACTATATGGGTAAAATCTTATATCTTCCGAGACATTTTCAGGAGATATAACTATGGAATATTTTATTGCATCCATTACGGGTTAACATATTCATACCACTTTATCGGACTTAACGTTGTACCTACTCTTGTTAGTCCTCCTAAATTATTTTCTTTATAAAATTTATATTCATAGGTATTGTAATCTAAAATACACTTATAATAAAATAACCTTGATTTGTTAAAATTAAATTTTTCCAATATATTACCTTGTGACTTATTCATCAACCTAACAAATTGTCCTGTTTTTGCATTAAAAAATTTTGCACTAACATAATATTCCGTTTGGTCAACATATGATTGATTTTTTAACCAATAAATAAAAAACCCCTCTTTATCAGCACCCACATAATCTAAAATGTATTTTGGTCTTTTAACCTTTACAGGTGTTTGGTTTACTGTTGGTCCTATAAATCCATCCTCCATCACACCTTGTTGTGTTGGTAAGATAACACTAAAAAATATTTTTTGATTTGCCGTGTCCTTTGTATCATAGAAATCAAGTTTAAAAAAACTACCTTTAAAAGAATTCGCAAAATAATATATTTCAGAATCTGTAAAATCCGCAGCCTCATAATCCACAACCCAACTTGAACTATCCGTTGTTGCGGTAACTGTTGATGGGTCACCTCCATTATAAAAATAAAACTCATAATTTATACTCGTTTCGCTTGCCGATCCCCACGTAGCATGTGCAAAACTTGTGGTTTCAAAATCAGAAATGGGATTGATAACTTCCTCTATTACATTTTCTTCATATTGTTTTAATCCATCATCCCTACCTAAATTATCAAATGTTATTTGCACAGGTATATCAATATACCCATCGGTCGGTATTATGTCAATTTTATATCTATAATAATTACTACTCACAATTGTCAAAAATAGCTCCGTTTATTTGTGTGGTTTCAACGTATGTTGTTCGTTTTATTGGTGTTTGTAAAAAAGTTATTAATTTAAACGGGTAATGAGCACCATTGGTAAATGGTATATCAAGTCCTCTGTTTTCAGGATCCACAAAACCATAATCATATATATCTCTCCAAAACCAATTATTTTCATATTCTGAATACCACGCATAATTTGGTAATCCGACAATAGGTAACCCAGAAGAATTACCTTGTGAAAAACTTTCTATATAATCACTAAAAACTCTTACCGGTATAGAATGATGAGGTATATAACAATATCCCGCAGGTAATGCCCTTGTTGAATTATCTAAAAATAACTGTCGATTAAACGAATATTTATGATATAGTTTTGATATTACATATTCTTTTTGTTCAATATCGTTATATTCACAAAAATCGCCTTTAATAACATTACCTATTTTTAAATCTTTATTATAATAAAAAGTTTCACCATTATACTGGTAATTACCATTTAAAATACTATTATCTTTATTAACCACCGATGTTCTGTTCCACCAATTATCTATACTATTTTTTAAAAAATTAAATCCCCACCCAATGTCAATTGCCGTTTGATGAATGCCAGGATTATTGAACCAACCCATATAACCTTTGTTTAATACGGTTACAAATAGTTCAGTAACTGGTTTTCCATTATTGTCAACTAATGTATTAATATGTATATCTTTATCAAAACTAAAAGAAAAGGATTGAGAATCCTCTTTGATTGAAACTCTTTGTATCTGATTTGGGGTTAATCCCGAATATTCTAATTTCTTTTTTACTCCGAATGGGTTGTTTTCAAATGCAATTTTTTTAATGTTTACATCATTAACGTTTGTTAAAATTTTATGTAATCTAACATAATATCTAGATTTTGTTTCCCCACTATTTTGTATATTAATCACTCTTTTAAGTGTCCCATTTTTTCCATCAAACACTTCAGTATTTAAAAACTTTAAATTAAAAAAATAAAAAACTTTTTCTTCAGACTCATAAGATCCGTCACCTAACCCAAGTACTTTAAATACTTTTTTACCATTTATAGGTGTTGACAACTCAACCCATTCACCCTCATTTAAATTATGATTAGCACCACAATAAACATATACTACATTTTTACCATTGTATTTACCTTTTTTCATCACAAAAGGAATACCATCAGAGCATAAAAAATTATTTATAGTCACTCCTCTAATTTCATCTGTATATGACATTGTTTGAGCAGTACTACTAGAATACGCATACGACGCATAAACAGTCCAATTATATGTGTTTGCACTTTTTGCTACAAATGGTATATGACCTTGAATACCTTCTGTTCTACCAAAAGTAAACTCACTATACTGTGGATAACCTTTCCAAACATTTGTTGTTATAGATTCTTCAGGGTTTAAATAATACAAGTTATTTTTAAACGGGACGTAATCAGTTTTTCCACTTAACGTATTATCAAATATGTTTATAATTTTACCTGATAGTCTAAAAGTATCACTTTTTTGTCTTTCTTCATTAAATCTTTCTTGTAAATTTATAAGAATATTTCTATCATTTTCAGTATATGAATTCCTATCTCCAAATAAAGGTACTTGAATTTGAACATCTTTATTTGATGTGACAGCATTTCTTTTTGATCCTAAAACTATTCTAACTTCACTTTCCTGACTCATTCTTATTGATTAAAAATATATTTAGTTATGTATCTATTCATGGCACTTGCCCCTTTTGTTAACCCAAAATAGAAGTGATAAGGAGCACCAACAACATATGCTGGATTTTGTCCGTTTGGCCAAGTAACCGTAGGAACTAATCCTGATGTTCTATTATAGATGTATCCCAATTTTTCTCCATTTTCAGGTTTAAAATATTCTGTTTGTGTAAAATCCATTGATTGGTATGGTTGAGAATAAAAGTTTGACCCTCCCGTTACCCATTCATTTGTGTCTTTTCCAAAAATTGTTGTCTGACTTTGACTTTTCCATTTATATAATGGTACAACTTGCGTCTTAGGGTATCCAAAATTTGTATAACTTGTTTTACCAGGGGATAGTAATTGTCTACTTGCAGTATCAGAAGAAAATAAAATACCAAATAATGGATCACCTCCACTATTTTCTACATATATATCATTTTGATCATAATCATCACTACTAAACCCTTCAACACCATATTCTGAATTAATACTCATTGTTTGTGCAAAATCACCATCAACTCTATCTTCACTTCTACTAAATATTCTATTAATTGATGCGTCACCCAACGCCAATGCTTGTCCCCAAAAGTTTGAATTTATAAGTCTAGATAAGATAAATAACTGAAGTATGTCCGATCCATCATTAAACGACGTTGTTCTTATTGTATCGACTAAATAACCTTCAAATTGGGGATTAAAACAAATTTCTTTTGTAAATTCATCTCTTGGTCCTAAATCCATAACGGTTGTAGGGAAGAAAATATTCTTTGTGTTCATTCCTCCGTAGTTATCAGCACTTTCCCAAGGATCATTTAAAATAGGATTGACATCAATCTTTTTGGGTAATTGACCAATAAATTTATCTGTTTGGTAATAGTACGGAGTTGCCCTATAAAAAAACGAATTAGTGGTTCCAAATGTAAAAATTAATGGTCCCTGACTCGGTCTAACACTTAATGGGTCTCCACAATATTTATATCTTTTTAAATCCCCAAGTATTGTAAATCTTTTTGCGTTTTTAAATGAAAACATATATAACGATCCATTAACCCAATTGTTTTGAAAAACGTGACTTATTACTCCTCTACACGCGGCAAACTGAAATCTAAATCTACTTTTCCATTCTTCAAAAGCTTTAATATCTTTAGGTAAAGAAACAATTAATGGATTGTCAACAAAATAATAACAACCACCAACAACTCTTCGGTTCGTATCATCTTTACCCATTTTGTTTTCATCACAATCTTCATTAATTCCAAAATTGGTTCCAGACCCTTCGTAACAACCAAGTGGTACCATATTTTCACAAGAAAGAGAATCCACAACATCGGTAAATGCTCCCCCATCTTCTGCAAAGTTTGCGGCAGAACCTGTGTTGTCAGTAGCATTATTTGACATTGCAGGAGTTGTAAATCCACCAGTATCATCTATTAAATAAAATCCAAAGTTATCATTTAAATGTAATGAAAAAGATGTGTTTCCATAAACCTCAGTAATATCAGAAGTAGGTAAACGATCAGATCTAAACACCAATCTATTATTTGCAGTTATTGTTATATTTGGATTATTGAGCGTTTCTAAATGATATGCTGGCGAATAAGTTCTTAAAATGTTGTTTGGTGGTAATTCTACTGAATTTATTGCTTGATCAATATTTAAATCAGGAACAAACGTACTAGCCTGTAAAGAACCTCCTTCTATTAAACCTTGTTGTTTATTTATATCATATCCGGCCCCTCCTGTTGGTGGAACATAATAAACTTGAAACCATAGTTTATTATTACTTGTTGATATTCCTCCATTCGACGGATTTGCTGGGGATGTTATTTGTCCCAACGTTATTATATCTCCATTATACGCAACGTGATTTGATCTTGATTTATCCGTTGAGTTGTAATAATGTGGTGAATTATTTGTAAATGCCGTAAATGCTGAGGTGTCCACATTAAAACCAAATGGTTCGTGATATAACTTTGTATTGGTGTTATTACTAACATCGTGAGATTCAGGAGTTAACAAATTATTATACCAGTTACCGGATCCTGTGTTAGGTTGTATTGGTATATTTAAATAATAATCACCCTCAATTATTGGACCTGATCCATAATTATACCCAAATATTTTTGATAAATCGTATTTTATTTTTTGTTTTTCGGTATATGGATCAACACCTCTCGTTAAAAATATTATTTCATAGTCATCCCTACCCTCTAAATATTCCGTTGAGTAATCATTTATTCTAAACCCTGCACCTGCAGACGGATATCCCACCGTTGAATATCTAACGGATTGTATTTTTTTAAACAAATATTCATTTAAAATTGAGTTCCATCTTGCCGCACCACCCGAACCCGTAACGGTTTGACTTACTAAGTTTTGGTAATTTACATATGTGTCTCCTGTTAATACTTGGAAATATTCTATACCTGATTTAAACTTGTATTGTTTTCCGTTTTCACTTATTTTAAGTTTTAGTGTTGAAGTCGTGATAATCGAATTAGGTCCTATACTACTTATTGTTTTAGTAACTAATTGGGTTGCATTATATGGCGTGGTACCTGTAATTGAATTAGTATTAAACTGATTTGCAACAGTTAAACCTGTAATATTTGGGTCATTTATACTTGCCGGATTGTTGAAACTAAGTATTTGTCCTGGCGTTAAATTACTTAAAGTTCCCGGATCACAAAGAATAATTAAAATACTATCCTCAAATGGTTGTGATGGTTCAGGAACATTAGTTACTGGGTTATTATTATAAACTATCGTTTTTATTCTGTTTGGTCCGGTACCACTAAAATAACGAGATCTTAAATTCATTAAATTTAATGATTGCGATAATGTCACATCAGCACCTAAATATAAATCACCACCTCCCTGCTCCGGTACCTCTACTAAAGGTAATTTAACTAATTTATCTCTACCCGCAGAAGTCCCTTGTCTTTGGTATCCAGAAAAAAGTTGATTGGCCCCTGTATTATAATTAACACTATTACCTATTCCTCCTTCAACGGTATAAAAATCTCTATTAAAAGATGCCACCGAATTAATATCAGACAAAAGTGAAACATTAACAGATGAAACAGTTGTAGACGCTTGTTGTGCAAAATCACCACCATCGGTTGTTAAATCTGATGCCTCACAAGCACACGCCTCACAATCAGGATATGATATCATTGGAAATGATATCCTTTTAAAAGGGTTATCCTCAGACAATGGCTTTATTGTTGATTTTTTACAATCTTCCTTTTTAAGTTTTGAGCTAAGAGTCGCAACAACAACACATATCGCATAAACAATAACGTTTATAATCCATATTATTATATTAACAATAACTCTTAAAATCGGATATAAAAACGCCAAAACATGCATCAAAACCAAAAGAGGATATATAATCAATGCAGAAGTAGATATAAACAAGTTAAATAGGAAAAAAATAAAATCAAAATTTCTTACACCATCATTAACAGGAAATCTATTTGTTGATGTTAAACAAGATCTATCTGTGATTTCTTTTATCCCCAAGTGTCTTGCTCTACCATAACCCCACTTCCATCTATCAATAAAAGACGCAACGGTATAAACTTTATTATAATTAAATTCATAAAATCTATCTTTACAATCAATTGCTTCTTGTATCATTGCAAGACCAAGAGTAGTTCCGGTATTACCATAATCTGCCCAATCTAAACTAAACGCATAGTTTTTTAATTGTGTAACGGTATCAAGTGGTGGTGCTGAAGTTGTGTTTTCTGAAGATCCAGTCCATCCCCATTCTTTTATATTGGGTACCAAATAATCGGCCCTTTGAATTGGTGATGCCAACCCTGACTCGTTTTGATATTTAATTCTGAATCTGTACTTACCTTTTGTTGGTACTCCGACTTTTGGGTCTGCAGATAACACTTGTTCTCCAAATTCATTTGTTGTGACATAATCTAAGTTCATCGGTACTTCTACAAGCCAAGCACCATTTTCATCAATCACATTACCCCCTTCTTCTAAATTATATTGTTCTAAGACGGGTCTTCCATCAACATCGTAATCTTTTGTTTGTCTTATTGCTAAAATACGACCCGGTCCTGTTACTAGATCACAAAGATTTCCTACATCATTTTTTGGTTTACAATTTGTTTTTAAAAAATCTTCTTCTGATGAAGAAAAAATAGACCCCATAAATGTTGCCTGAGGTTTAATATCAATATTGTAGTCTCTTAGATCAAAATCCACCCTTGTAATTCCAACAGTACAAATATCTTCTTCACCCCAAAATGAAGTCACGTCAATATCTTTTGCAGTGTTAAAAAGTTGTGGTAATGATCCTAAATCAGAAGAGGATTTAAATCTTTGCCCGTTAAATTGTTCGGGAGTCCCTCTACCCATTCTAATTAGATCTGCAGGTCTTAAAGAAAAACAACCCATATTTGAAAGGTCTAAATCTATTACAATTTTTTGATTCCCTAATGGTACACCAACAATCATAAAATCACCACTATCATTTGTCTTAACGGTGTATTTATAATATTTTTCGTATAATTCTAAAACCTCCTTACGTGTTAAAACATCTTCTCTTGATGGAAATGTCCCTGTTGGTGTGTGTCCGTTATATTCACTAACATATGGAAGAAGATTATATCTATAACCATCTTCGTTTTTTTGATCTAAAAATTTATAAGGATATAAAGTGGATATTACAGGATCGTTTTCATCAATATCGCTTAAAGGCACAAAGATAGATACGTTCGCATTAGGTATACCAAAACCTCCATTAGCCACAACTCTACCAGCAACAACCCCATAATCCGCACAAAATCTTGTGTAAACGTCTTCTTGCCTTAATTTTAAAGACAAAATTTCAAGAAAATCAAAATCTTGATTTATGTTTATTCTAATATTTTGGTCTATTCCCGGTTTGGTTCTAAGCCTATAACTTTTGCTCATTAAATCTTTTAAAATAAATAGTTATGATCCTATTTTTAAAGATAAATAATATTAATCCAAAATAAAGATAGTTAGGAGAAGTCTACAGTATTTAGATTTTTAACCCTTACTTTAATATCAACATTATCAAACCTTATTTGATAAATTTGATCGGGTTCCGCAAATATTGTCTCGTCTATGATTTCTATTTGTTTTGTTTCAGGATCAATGTATCTTTGGGATGTTTCTGATGACGAGTACTGACCACCGACTTTATTATATATGTTTAAATTTGCAAGTGTCAATACCCCGGAAACATCCTGAACTAATCGTCTGATGTCAGAAACATTTAGGTTCTGCCCCATTTCTCTATTGTTAGGTTGCATATAATCTGAAACAGAATTTATTATTTGAGTTATTACTTGTCCTTGATTTACCCCACCCTCCAATACAACAGAAAATTCAAATTCCAAGTCAATGACTTTTGCAACCTCAACCGATACATAATCATTTATCATTCTATAATTTGAGAGGTATATCGCAATATTACTAATTAAATTATTAGAAACGGTTTGTGTTAATTTTTTATTTGTGTCTAATGATAAAACTTTAACCGCAATTTTATTATCCTTTTCAGATATCGCAACTTTAGATGGAGCACCAAATTTACCAGGCATCGTATCTATAATTGATTTATAATCATTTAAAGTGACCGCTCTTTTTTGTGCCGCAAAGTTAAATGATACCATATTACGTACTTCTTCAACGGTCGGCGGATTTGACCCACCAATTGCTGCGGTAACATTTGTGACAGATAATGATTGTATTACTTTTTGATTTTCAGTGTTAGACGGACCATTTACAGAAAAATCAATAGTACCAACTTGGTTTATTGCCCCAACACCAACATTAGATGCTAATCCACCGCCAACTCTATATTGTATAAAAATAGTAGTATTTGGGTTTACGGTTAATCCAAGTCCAATGTTATTTTGAAAATTTTGCACACTTAATGGGATACCAACTTTAGTAAACTCTTTTAATTGCTCATTTGGTGTAGTTGTTCCTCCACCAAATTGAACTTTTAAAAACCCTTCCGGTGTATATTCAGTAATAAAACGTGTGTCCGTTTTTATATACCTACCTGTTTTTACTCCCGTAGAATCAATAGGTTTTGTCGGATCTTCAACAAATATAGTATCCTGTGCTAAAGCATCAACCTCATACCATTTGTTCGTTGACGTAATAAACTCACCATAATTCGGAACTGTTGAGTAATTAGTCCCATCTTTTTGTATTATTGACGTAACACTTAAAACATTTCTTTCCGGTAAAAATACATTGTAAAACGGAACTACATCTGCAGGGTTTATTGGTTTTTTAAATATTTTTGTAGTTCCATTTACTACCACTTCTTGTTTCGTTATGGTATATGCATATGTAGTATTGGATGAATTTTTAAGGGGTATTTTTGTTCTATTTTGAAACCCTAACGCACTATATTCAGAAGAAAAATCAATATCATAAAGGTTTTCAAATACAGTCCCTGCACCAAAAAACTGAGATCCCGCTCTTAACACCCCCAAATATCTTGTATCATCCGAATCATTATATACCGGAACAGTAATAGAAAGATTTAAAATAGTTACCGAAGGTCTATAACCCGGTATTTTTAAACCATACGTTCTTGCTATATTATATATTGAAGATCTTTGCTGGGCATATTGTAATACCGTTTCTTGGATGCTTCTATCTATATGATAATGTAGGTTATCCCCAATGGCGGCATTTAAATCCATCAATACCGAAAATATTGAAGCATCGTTAAAATTTTGTACTAATTCTGGATAGTACTGCTGAGTAAAATTAATTAAATCTTGTCTTAATCCAACAAATTCCCTTTCAGTATATGATATTTTTTTTGCCATTTTTTAAATGTTTATTATTATAAATTGATTTGCCCCAAACCCATTACTATCATCAGTGTAGTCAATTTTTAATTTTGCTGTATACTCTTGAACCGCTAAACCTGGTATTTTATATATATCAAATGTGTTTAACAAGTCCGTATTTAACGACCCTGCAGCATCTTCACTATCTGTGTACGCCTCAACTGTAATATTATTTATTGTTACGTTTGGTATATATTTCTCCACTTGTTCTTCAATTTCAGATCTTATAGACTCAAATGTTTGTCCATCTAATGGTTCAAAAATAAACTCATATATTCTTGTACCAAAATCGGGTAAATAATACCTACTACCTTTTCTTGTTAAAATTAAATGAAGAAGATTACTTCTAATTTCTTCTGAAGTTAATTCTGATAATTTAAAATAGGTACCCTTTGTACTATCTCTAAATGGGAATACAATACCATATGTCGTTCCATCTGCCATATAACATAAATATATTCTTATGATATTTTATATAAATAAAAAAAATCACTGATTTCTCAGTGATTTTCTAATTTAGTTGTTCCTCTTTCATGTTTTGGTTCATACGGACAATGTAAACATCCATTTCCACAACATCTTCCTCGTCTTTTATGATATGATTCTGTCATAACCATACGACCATCCCTATCATAATAAAAGTCAGTTGGAAGGAGTTTTGGTGACATAAACTCCCTCACAAATAACTCTTGTACCCAATCTTTTGATGCATTTACATTCATTTTAGTTTATTTTTCTTTGGTTATAGAACGCTAACAAAACTTGGTATGTTAGCGTTATATTATTTCCCCATTGTACTTTCATAACCTATACTATTTCACAAGCACCTCCCGCACACGCAGCTTCACCTCTTAGGTCGGTATTATCTTGTAACTCAATAACTTTTGTAAGATCAACATCTGTTAATGTTTTAACCAATTTTTCAAAGTCTTCTTTTGTACAATCTTCAAAAGGTGCTTGTGTATATGTCCCTCCATTATATGGTAATACTGAAAGTCCGTTATAAAAATCTCTGTTATTCCACATCCAATCACCAACTAGATCCCATTCGTCTTCTTTAATTGAAACAGTTGCAGATACGTTGTGGGTATTTTGACCATTTCTATGACCAGACTTAATCCATTCTTGAGATACTTTTTTAACTCGTTCCAACATTTGGAATACTGACTCGTGTCTAACAATAGACCCTTCAGGTGCCTTTTGTGGGATTGTAATTACCGCAGTATCATGAGGACGGAAAAACTCATCTTCAATAAGTTCAGGATGGTAAATTGCAAGATAAGAGTAGATTGATTCATTTTTACCAACACGTATTCTTCTTAAGTAGTAATCATTATGCCATGCGTGGATTCCTGATGACGTACCCAATACCAATGATGAAGTACCTGATGGTTTAACTGTTGTTGTTCTTGCAGATTTGTTAATTCCAATAAGGCCAGCAACTCTTTCATTTTCTTCTTTAACTGCTTTAGCCGCCTTTTTCATATCATAACCAAGTACAACACCTGAACCAATCCCTGTCATACCTACACCGATAAGTGCGTCTTTTTCAGTTGTTCTTTTCCAAATATCTCTTAAATAATGGAAGTCAGTGTATCCCGCCTGTAGTGTACCGATGAATGATGCTGCCTTAACTCTTGCGTCAAAATCTTCTTGTGATTCAATATCAGAAGCATTAACCTCACACAAGTTACAGAATTGGAAAGGTCTAAGTGCAATCTCACAACAAGGGTTTGTTCCCCAATCTTTATCGTTAGATAAGTAGATTCCTGGCTCTCCTGCTCCTGAAAGTTCAATACGTTTCCAAAGACCCATAAAGAATTCTTTTGTGATTTTGTGACGAAGAAGTACTGCTGAGTTATTTGCTCTACCTCTTTGTGGGTTTTGTTCCCACCAAGATCCAGATTTACAAGAAATCATTTCTTCATCGTCGGCAGAGAATAATGAAATAAGTGCAGCTCTTCTAATACCACCCGCTAGTACCGCATCTGCAACATGGCATACGATATCGTGAGTTTCAATTGGTGTTAATTTTTCACCATCTTTTTTGTTATCCAACACTTTTGTAATGTTATGAATACAATCTTTTAATGGTTGGGGACCCGGCGCCTTTCCTCCTGATGTTACAAGATTTGCCCCCTTGTGTCTAATATCTGAAAAATCAAAAATAGGTGTTGATGATTTGTACCCTAAATAAGACTCCATAAGTACTTTGATCGCATCTGCCCATCCTTCAATAGAATCTCCAATTAGATAACGTCTTGTTCTTTCAGCATTTGGTTTTTTAATGTCTGGCAATTTTTCAACGTGATGTTTTTGAACTGAATAACCAACACCCGTACCACCTAATAAAAGAAACATTGTTTCAGAAAATGCATCTACGTGATCAATTGGCATATACGCACAATTGTAAATTCTGTTTGGTGAAATCTCAATTGGTTTTCCACCAAATTGTAACGATCTCATTGACGGTAAAACTTTTTTGTCATACACCATTTTATATACTTCCTCAATCTCATTTTTAATTTGAGGGTATTTCTTTTGGTGCATTTCTTTATTACGAGTTACCAACTCTTCCCAAGTTTCTCTTCTGTTCAATTCAGGTTGAAACTTAGCGTATTTCATAAAGACAGTGATGTCACTTAATATTTTTTGCGAAATATCCATTTTGTATTAATTTATTAAATTTATTTGTTAAACTTGATTTTCTCTTTGTCTTCTTTGTTCAAGAAGTTCTTTGATTCTATTACGATTTTTTTCTTCTTTTTGCTCTTCATGCCCTAAAAATGTAACACTTTGTTCCGTGTCAATTTCTAACATTCCGTTGTCAAATTTACAATTTTCAAAGATAATACCATCTTTTCCAATTCTTGATTTTGTAATCGCAATTGTTGCCAAATTCATTTCTTTTTGTTGTAATGATTTAGCAACCGTAATGATAACGTGACCTACTTGTGCTTTTTTAATGGATCCACCCATTTGATCGGTTGTTACAACTTCAGAAGATATAGAGTTTCTGTTACCTTGTGTTGCTGTCCATCCGGCAATATTTAATTCATGACATAGAGCTTCAAATGATCTCATAACAGATCCCTCACTCTTCCATTCATCTCCAAGCATTTTGTCAGGAACGACACAATCAATATAATCCAAAATAATCATATCAATTCTTGTCCCATCCGCAATCATTTTTCTTACCTGATTTTTTATTTGATTCATTGTTACGGTATCAGACGGTAATTTTTTCAAAATTAATTTGTTTTTTCTTTGTTTTTGAATTTGTTTAACCGTTTCCATTACCTCATCTTTATGGTCTGATAAATCGTCAGGTGCAATTCCTGTCCATAAAGTAAAATGTTTTCTTTGAATAATTTTTGGGTTGTCTTCAAAGAAAATCTGTAAAACATTGTAACCTAAATTAAATGCGTGGTTTGCAATCTTTGTCGTAAACGTACTTTTTCCAACCCCTGTTGGTGCCAATATTACTCCTATCTCCCCTTTTGCCAAACCACCTTTTAATAAGTTATCAATTCCTGCAACACCAATTGGAATTGGGTGTCTATAATCTTCATTTAATACTTCGTCTAAATCGTAAAACACATCGTTAGTCCCTTTATCCACTTCCCCAACTTGAAGTGCACCTCTAACCATTTCTTCCAATCTGTCATAACTTTCAAAATCACCTTTGTCAATGATTTTTTGAGCCTTACCCATTACTTTTTGAAGTTCTTGTTGTTTACAAAATTTTAATGATTTTTCTTGAACAAACTCATACCCATCATCAGGAGTTGATTTAATTTGTTCTACCATATCCAAGACACTTTTTTGTGCCATAGGAGATGTAATTTCAGATTTTGCAAGTTGTTCTAAAGTATCAAAAGTAGGTGTGTGTTCGTACTTTGTGTAATACTCTTTAATCATTTGACAAATCAGACGAAAGTATTGGTTATCAAAATAGTGAGGGTCAATTACATCAATAATTGTGTTTGAGAAATCTTTGTAAAGTATAATATTGTTAAGTAATTGGATCTGAAATGTGTTCCCTAAATAACCGAAATTTTTCTTGTCTGACATATAGTTTTAAGTTTGTTTCCTGTTTTTAATAAATATCTTTAATCTAGTGTATATTTGAGATATTTTGTGTTAATTTTTTTCTCTGACAAAATGTCAGTAAGGGATTTAAGTACCGATTTTAGGATTGGGCGGGTATCCAGAGTGTATCTTATCTTTGGCGGGTATAACTTGGCATCAATCACTCTATGATAAATTGTCTCATTTTCGGCCTTTAAATAAATGTTAAATAGCTCTGGACCATCAGTATTTGAGGTTTCAAGAACCGTAGGGTCTGACTCAATTACATATTGATTATCCAGCATGTAATCTACCGTTTTGTTTCTTAATATCCTTTTTACGTCATTTGATATCTCACACATCAAATCATAAAGATCAACACTATTTTTAACGTTTGGGTTATACCCTTTAACATTGAAAAATCTTTGTACCACAAAATTATCATTTAATGTGATCAAAAATTCAACCTTTGTTACGTCATTTTGTTCTTTCATACTTTTTTGTTTTTAAATTTTGATTTTTCTTTTCTTGTTAACTTTAAAAATGGTCTTAAAAAATAAACCCACTGATCATCACTTTTAGGTAGATATTTAAAAAGTCCATCCTCCATCATCATTTTAATCAGATTCTTATACCCTCTTCCGTCAGGATCCAATGACTCAGAGTAATATAGTTCAACCAATTCTTTTCCCTCGTCACTAATTAGTGGTTCGGACAAATCTACGATTTTTTTGTTAATGACAAAGAATTCTTCTCCAAATATCCCTTCTTTAGTTTTACCAGTAAGAAGATTTTTCAAGGCTACATTATCTTTTTGTTCTTTTAATAGTTCTTCACCCTTTTTTAAAATATCGTCAAAAGATATTTCTTTTTCAAGTATCTCAGGAAATAATTTAACTATTGTTTTCTCACCCAAATAATATATACCATCAATATTATCCGACATATCACCGGCTATTATTTTATAGGTCTTTACATTATAATGGGGGATTTCAATTTCTTTTAATTTGATCTTATCTCCGTTCTTATAGTACTTTTTTGTGTTTGGCGAATAGATGGTCACATCTTCAGAAATAAGTTGTGTAAGGTCTCTATCACCACTAAAAATTGTTTTGTGTTCGTTTTTTGAAATTTTGCAATAATATGCGATTAGGTCGTCAGCTTCTGAATTTTCAAACTCAACTTGTCTAACAAACATTTCTTCCAAATATTGTTTAACCCGTTGTTTTTGTTTACCAAATGATTCTTCTTTGAATTCTTCTGTGACCCCTTTTCTGTTAAGTTTGTATTTTGGGTAGAGGATTCTTCTTTGTGCGGTTGATAATTCTCCATCCCAAAAGACCACAACCTTATTATAATTGGTTTCTTCTAAAAACTTGCGGATGGTATTTAAAAAGTGCCAAATACCACCCACATGCTCCGTTCCATTAAAATAATCTTTAACTCCGTGAAATCCAATTTTTAATAAATTGTTCCCATCGACTAATAAAGTTTTAGTCATTAATTTTTTCTTATAAGGTTTCTACTCAACTTCTTCTTTTTCCGCTTTCAAATCAAAGTCACCGTCAACTCCAATAATTTCTTTCCAATATTCGGCATAATCTTTTTTGTATTGTTCAATTGATACCTTTTCTTCAGCAGCTTCTTTACCCGGCAAAAACCCGTGTGGTGTTACAATGATCTTACCATCTTCAAACCCAAGTCCATTAATGTGATTTTTCATTACAGACACTTTTGTTCTTGATGCAAACTTAACTGTTCGTTTGTCTTTTGTTGCGGTAATCTTTGTTGTTCCTGCACCTTTTTGATTTCCAAATAAAAATACCAATGATGAGTTTAACCAAATTGCTTCACCACCTTTTGCTTTAATTTTTGGTTGTCCAAAAGGATTGTCAGGTAATTCCACCCAAGGCTGATTAACAATGATCAGGGTGTTTTCAAATTTAGAATCAGATTTACGAGATCCCGATATTCTTTGGTTGATTCCCATACCAATTTTGTCCGCTAAAACACTAGCATTGTGTTGTTTTCCACCTTTACCTTCATAAGTCATTTTACAAGGTACAGATCCAACAGAATCCCACATAATACATAATGAATAATCTAAATCACCTTTCTCTTGAGCATCTAATAATTCATTAATGTAATCTGTAATTTGTTCAATGTAATCAAAGTTATTATTAAAGATGTAAAAACCATCCCACTCTAATTCACCAGTTTCTGTATCAACAACTTCTTCACATTCAAAACCCATAAGTTTGGCATGGTCAAAACTCCATTTTTGTTCTGTAATAATAAACACAGGTAGAATACCTTTCTTTTGCGCATCAACTGCCGTTTTTACAAGTGCCGTTGTCTTACCCGTATCTGAATGTCCAAGAAACATATTTATATGTCCCATCGCAGGACCCGGAAGACCAACCGCATCCAAAAATGGTTCACCAAGATCAAAGAATCTTTGTGGTTTATATTTTGCCGATGTAGAGAATTTCTTTTTTAATGAACCGAAGTCACTCTTCTTAATTGCCATCTTCTTCTCTGTTTTGTTCGTTAATTATTTTCAACATATCTTCTGTAACCAAAAACTCACTATCCTTTTTAAGGTTATACCTATATACTGTTTCAAGCATATCAAGTTTATCTTTAGCTGTTGTCATTTTTTCAACCATTTTATCCATTTCTTCCAAATGTTGTGGGTGTTCTCCAATACCCACAGGGTTGTTAAAATAAACAAGAAGTGTTGCTTCGGCTTCTGCCATTTCTGATCTATATTTTAAGATCAATGCTTCATACATTTTTTCTGATATTTTATTCATATTGTTTTTTTAAAAAATTAAATAAAAAATGGGCATTAATCAACTCAATGCCCAAATGTTTTTTTTAGAAAGGAAGTTCCTCGTCTGCCTCGTCGTTAGCCTGTGGGTCAACAATTACCAATTCTTCAGTTTTAGATCCACCTAAAGAAATTTCAGCGTTTTCACCATAAACATACTTTTTAAGTTCAGAGTTCCAAATTGGTGTTTGTCCACTTGCAATTGCCTCTAAATATTCTACAGGTTTTTTAGCGTAAACATCATTCCAAGTTGTTTCATCGCCCACCCACTCTTTCATTTGACCATTGTCAGTGTGTAGTGGTGCAGGATCGTCATACATAATAGTTTGAACAACTGTGTACTCTTTACCTTGTGGTGTTTTTGCCTTTGATAATTCAATGATAAGGTCTCTACCATTTTCAGCGTCTGTTACATTTCCTTTAGCTTTCCAAATAGGTAGGATCTTATCCAAGATACCTTCTTGCTTATAGTTGTGTTTAAAACGCCAAAACTTAGGTCCGTCTTGTTCGTTGTCACGGTCAACTAATTTTACAATATAAAACAATCTTGATCTGTATTCAGACGCCAACTTTTTATCACTGTCTTTACCTGTTGACATAAGTTCTTCATAAACTTCATTAAGTGGTGATCTTTCTCCGTCGTTTTTTCCCGGATCATAAAGTTTTTGCCATTTACCATCAACCAAAACTTCGTGATACCATACTTCAACAAATGGTGATGATCCGTCTTTAGTTGGTAGGATTCTAACTCTTTTTTGTCCTGATTTTTCGTTTTTACCTAAAAGGGTTGTGAAATACCTTTTTAATCTGTCTTGTTCAGACATTCTTGGTGTTGAGTTTCCCGTAGGATTTGAATTCTTTTCGTACTGCGCAAGTACTGAATCTAATACTGAATTTGCCATAAATTAATTTTTAATTATTACTCTTTTATCTTTATACAATTATAAGTGATTTTCTTAAATTGTCAAATTGATAAAACAAAAAAAAGGGGTTAAAAACCCCCCTTAATTTATTATTTAAAAAATAATTATAACTCTTCTTCTATATCATACTTATTAAATGTTTTTTTGATTTCGGATGGTGAAAAACTTTCAACTTCGTCAGAAGTTAAAACATATTCATTTTTTCCTGTTTCTTCCATTTCACTTTTTTTCTCATCAAAAAAATCACTTAATTTTTGTTTGAATGGACCAGAATCTAAACTTCTAAGTTCCAATTTTTCTTCAGGAGTTTTTGGTCTCATTTTTTCAATCTTAGATTCTAAACCATCTATTTTTTGAAGTATACCGTCCATTGCTTCCAATTTACCTTGTAAATCGTCTAATTTAGAAAAGATATTATCCATAAACTCGTCTTGTTTATCTCTAATTTCTTGTTGTGTGGTTACCAAATCAGTAATATCTAATTCCTCAGTATCACCTTCACCCTCATCTTCTTTTTTATCGTCAACAACGTCAACATCAGGATCGTTTTCAACATCAACAGGTTCAGGAACCTCAGTTGCCGCAGCATCTGCCGGTGGTGCCCCTGCAGCCGCATCTGCCGGTGGTGGAGGAATATCACCTGCAGCATCTGCCGGTGGTGGAGGCAAATCAGTAGGTAACCCTCCCGCCGCGTCAGGTGGAGGTGGTACATCTTCTGCCTGTTCTTTAAGAACATAAGTGTTAATTTGATTAAACCTTTTTAATTCTTCTAATATTTTTTTATCTATAGACATATCTTTATTTTTATCCGTTTAATAATGTTTTAACTCCCGTAGGTGTTTCAACTCTTAATGTTCTATTAACATTTTTGGTGTTATCAACTCTTTCAATAAGACCATCTTTCATTCTTACTGTGTAGCAATCACCTGTATCAAGATCGCACACTTCTTTATACCCATTTTCAATTTGTTTTTCTGAAATACGTGTATCTTTTTTCAAATAATTATCTAATAAATTTTTCATATCCATAATTTCTTTTATATATAAATATATCGTTCATTCAATAATTAAAAAAAATAACTATATGCTTCTTTAAAAATGTCAACATAATTTTTAAATGCCGTCCCAGCTAATAAACCACTATCTAATTTACTTTGTAACCCATCGTACACTTTATTAGCATCAGGGTTTACCATAACATTTTCAAATGTTTCTATGTATAATCTAGCGAGAGCCTCTGAATATTTATCTTTATTCTCGCTAAATGATGTCTTGTTTGCAATTTCAGGAACTATAGCCATTAAACCACCTAATAAAGAAATTGCCATATTAATAGACTGATCGTCATTATCAAAGGCAATGATTGGTGTTGAATAGTTGTTAACTTTAGCACAACTTTGTTTTGCAATATAGGTTTCAGCAATATTTCCTCCATAAAGACTTGATGTTTGGAATGAGAATAAGTTATGATTAAATGAGAATATAACCTCACCATCAACTCTATTTGAAATACATACATTAGCAATGCCAAATAAATAAGTTTTTAAAAGTTTATTACTGAGGTTATCAATATTAATCAAAGAATTTAACCTATCTTTTAATACACTATCGGTTGTTCTAGTAGTTTCAGAATCAACAAAAGGTATTAATTGATATTCGCTAGCAACATTACTTTTACAAGCGGCCAATGTATCCATTAATGGTGTATTATTAACCGTCAAATTAGGATTTTTTGTGTAACCAGTGCTTAATTCCCATTTTGATATACCTTCTTTAATCACATCACTTTTAACTCTTTCTAATAAATTTTTATTTATTGATGCGACAAAACTATCGGGTTTTGGTAAAGTATAAATTGGTACTCTAACCCCTTTAAATTCTGTTTTAAATGACTGTGCGTCTATATTATGTTTAACCTCATTAATAAAATATGCACCTCTAAAAAGAGGTACGTGTCTTAGATTAAAATACATTGTTGGTTGTATCATCGCATTACCCATACTTGTTACTCCGCAGCTGTATGACCTTGTTCTATAGATACTATATAAAGATGTAGATTGTTGAGCCACTTTATTTGCGGATGCAGAATTTGCAAGTTCGGCTTCTAATTTAATTGACTCGGCGGTATTTTGTTTTTCCGCCATATCTAATGATAAATCACTAAACATATTTTGATTTTTAATACCAAAATCAACATTAAATGCACAAACTAAATTTTCTTTTTCCTTATCTATATTTTCAGTTGTTTTCCTTATGGTATTTGTTGTTTTTCTCAAATCCAAAACATCGTCACCAAATTTATTAAATTCTGAGTCATTGGCTAAATGTTCCGATGTATTTCCAATATACATACAAAGAAATTTAGGTTTTGAATTAATGTAATCAACATTTAAGTATGTACCAAACATTGAGTTTGGTATCTCATAAGGTATGTCTTGATCTTCTCTTACCGCCTTTTGTAAATTATAAAAATTAATGTACGCAGGCATTGCAAAAAATAAAAAATGATTTTTATCCAAGATTGAACTAACCACGTTCATCATTGACATATTATCGCTATTTTCTAATACACTACTTAATTGTGTTACGTCAATTGTATAACTATTTCCAATATCACTATTCGCCCTATCGTAAAATAAAAAGTCTTCAAATATTGTTTTATCTTGAAGCTCGCTACCTGCAATCCATTTATCATTTAATGTTTTAAGTGTTGAGTACGTTTCTAATTTTATAACATTACCATTAACAGGCGATTGTATTGCTGTTTGATTTGATGTTATTTCCTTTAAGTTTCCTCTTAAAAACATAAACGTTTCATCAATTAGGTTTTGTTGATAAACTTCTTTTTCGTCTAAAAAACCAATAATTAAATTTATAAATTTAGTTTTATCTAATGTCGGATCTTTTATTTTATTTGTAACATACAATTTTATTAATTGTGAAAATCTTTTAATATTATCCACTGCAAATTCAATGTCCATTTCTTTAAAGAAGTCGGTAATGATTGAGGACGTACCATTATAACTTAATTCACTTATTGTTGAAAATCCTACATATAATTGCAATGTTTTCCATTCTTCAGGATAACTCGCTTTTGATTGTGTTACCGTGACTTCTGGAGGTAAGTTTCCTGAATATGGACTATACTTATATTTAACTTGATCGTTTGTTGGAAGATATTTTGGTGAATTTGTAAATTCACTAAAAATTTGTCTATCAAAATTTCCAGGATTTCCGATTCTAAGTATAACGTCAAAATCTAAAAATTCTTTAACTCTTGCCGTAAAATTTTCCATTTGTGAAAAATTTTCAGGTACCACAAACAAATTTTTCATTTGTGAATATAAACTTTTTTCATCACCATTTTTTAGTTTTGGTGGTGTTTCTAATGTCCCTGAAAAAATCTCATCTTCTAAAAAGAATGTTTTTTCAGTTGCATATGGATCAATAAATAATAAAAATCTTTTTTCAAAAAGATCTAAAGTTTCTTTATTAAAAATACCAAATATCTCCTCAATTGTACTATATTCTTCATTGTTATTTAATAAATCAAAAGAACTTTGTTCTGTTTTTGATGTTTTAATTTTTTTAATATACTCCCAAGGCTGTGGTTTTTTTATTTTACTATTATCATAATACCCATAATGAGGAGAGTTCCATAGACTTTTTACTGTTCCGTTATAAAATGCTGGATTATCTTTTAATGGTGTTTTTTCAACACCATTTTCATCAAAACACTCAAAAATTGATTGATTAATATCATCAAATCCCGAAGAAGGAAAGAAAATATCTGAATTTTCATTATAAAATGGTAAATTTGTATCATTTTTTATTTCATAATAAACATAATTACTGTCAACTATTGTTTGCTCATAAGCGTTATTTATAGTTGGTTCTATTGTATAAATATTAGAGCTTCCCCTATTCACCCTGTCATTTCCAGGTACAAATAAATCTTGTCCAGTATACTCCGAATACAAATCTTTTTTAGAAAAAAAGTAATATACATCATTACAAACTTTTGGATAAAACCCAACATCATATGTTTTAACAACGCTTGGTATTCCAAGTGGAATCCCTTGCGTTTCTTGTTGTAAAGTAACATTAGATGTTCCCCCCGCTGAGTTAGTAAAGGTATATGTTTTTGATTTAGAATTACCTAATGGATCCCAAGCTGCTGCCGCGTCAAAATCCTTCCACACATAATTATCATCTAATATGTCGTTACCCGTTTCAACCCATTTTTTATAACGATGCCAAATCGCACCATATTTTAAAACCCAAGCATATGGTACTTGGTGGATTGCTGATAATTTATTAAATGACGCGGCTAAATAATCCAAATCACTTTGTGTTCCTCCATCAACTGTTTTTAATTTTTCTCTTGTGGTAATTAAAGGAAGTGAATTTAAATACAAATACCCAAGAGCAGCATATGGTGTTTCCCCTTTTGTTTTTTCTAATTCAACACCACGCATAATTGAATTTACAAAATATGGGGTATTTAAAAGTGATGTTGTTTGTAATTTTGTTTTAACTTGTCCGATATATTCATTACCATAATCAATTGCGGTTTCAGTAAACACAAATAAATTTGGGTCATTAGTTCTTTGTTCAAAAAATTGTTTTAGTGTTTCGCGAGTGTTAACAGGAATTTCTTGTCCTGAACTATTAGTAACTGACAAAGAAACAAAACTATTATCAAAAATTCTATTATTAACAAACATATTAACGTCTTGTCCGTCATAATTAGTATCAAGTCTTGCAACCTTTTTTAAACTTTCTTCAATTTTAAAAATTTTAGTAGTTTCTCTAAATGACTCAGTACCACCCACCTTTATCCCATCTGCCATGTTAGAAAAAATCCAACCACCATTTGTAAATGGATATATATCTAAAAATGATTCTTCATTTGACGCCGAATCTTTTAAATAATCTTGGAATTTTATTTGTAAATCCGAAGTAGTGGTTACTTGTTGTTTAGTTAAATAATCTAAACTAAATAAACTATTTTGATTTTCAGTCACTAAACTTGTTGATAAATCCGGTGTTGAAAATAGATTATTTTCATAATACCACCACTGTCTAATGAAATTTGTTTTTAAATAATCTTTAAGGGTAATATAAGTAAATGGGTAATTTTTAAACAAATCAATAAGTGGTAAAATATTAATAATTGAATCAATTATGTTTTCTCCCTCAAGATCAGCAATTAACGTATCTATATGATAATTTTTATAATTTTTATAATTAAATTTACCATAATAAGCATTAACATAGGATCTTTCTAATATCTCAAATAAAAGGTTTGACCTGTTAGTATTAAAATAGGGGTTATTTGTTTTGTATATAGAATTTAATTGTGATTTTTTTGTAACTTTTGTGGGATCAGTATAAACACTATTATCAACATTAGATAATTTGGAGGATGCCGCCGCCAAATATTGTTCAGTAAACTCTACTTCAGGCCAAATTGTAAAATTGTTTCCTTTTGTTTGATTCACATATTGAGGATCTCCAGGATATTGTATCTCATATAAATTTCTACCATCTTCATTTTTTTGAACATAATATTGTGGCCAAGGATAAACGATTTGATTTGTATCATTATCATTTCTCTCTACGGATGGTTTTGTTTTATCTAAAATAGCATCAATTCTTGCCCTATCTTCCCTTTTTTCCCACGCCTTTCTATGGGTATCATCCATTAATTTATAAAATGAATCAATACCAGCAAATAAAACGGCAAAAACATTCCTTATTGTTGGTATAAATCCAATTCCTTTATCTGACGCACCTATTTTTTGTGCTAAAACTTCACTTAATTTAATTTCAATATCTTGTTCACGAGTTTTAAGCTCATTTTCAGTGTCACTTATAATTTGTAAAAATCCTGGAGGAGATACAACTAAATTTTGTTGATTATTATCCTTAATTCCAAATACAAAAAACGTTGTTTTAGATGGTTTTTTTACTAAATTAACATCTAACTCATAAGTTAATACAACCGATGTAGCGGCCAAATTTGCAACAAATTTACTATACCCCTGAGAGTCTTGCATTTTTGTTTTACCAGTTCTAGCAAAGAACGTATCTTCATATTCTTTTTCAGTAAAGGGTTCTGTCGTTAAATCTCTTTCTTTTACAATATTTTCATACTTTAATTTTGAAACAAGTGGAGATGCCAAATCTGAAGGAGTTTTAACACTATTTATCGTATACGACCCACCTTTACCAAAAGTAGTATTAAATTCATACATATCCGTTAATAACGGAGATTCTTTACTTGATGAACCCAATAATGTTGTTATATTTTTTATATATTTTCTGTGAGCATCCCTTACAGTTTTATTAATTTCAGGCTTGTACGGGTAATAATATTCTCCATTGATTACAAAAACATTATTTAAATCTAAATAATCATTTATTGAATTATCAAATACTTCTTTTTTAAGATTTTCTAAATCTTTTCTAAATTTATAGACTTCAGTTAAAATTTGAAAATCCCCTTTCTTTGTAACGTCTTCTTGTAACCATTTTACAAAACTTTGAATCCTATACATGAAATCCTCAATTGATAATCTTGGGAAATTTGGTGGTATCAACCCTTTAGATTCATAATTTGCATACGTTTCTTCTAACAGTTGTCTACCTAATGTTGTGGATACTTTTTTTTGATTCTGCAATCCAATACCTATTTGGTTAGAATTTGAAGTATTACCTCCAACAGTGTATTCTTTTTTATACATTTTTGGTAGGTTTTTTCCATACCCAAAAAGTGTATCAAATAACAACGCACCCGGTCTTCCCATTAGTTTTAAACTAATATCAAAATTTCCGCTTTTAGGATCTAGTTTAGCATTAAAAGATATTAACGCCAATTGATATCTTAATGCCTTCCCATAGTATCCTTTTAGTGTAAGATAAAACGCTGGATATGGTAAATTAAAGAATATTGAGTATAAAGAATTTTCTCCTTGTTCAAAAAGGGTTCTTCCTTGTACATCAACAAGTGTCATATCTACTTGTGGGACACCGGCCGCTGTTATAGTAACACTTATTGACTTAATACCGAGTGTTTGAACATCTTGATAATTTGTGATGTTTCTATTAAATACATTTTTTGTTTTACCATTACTATCAGTTACTTCACTTACTTGTTCGGTTGTTTGATTATAACCCGCACCACCTCTTGAACCTTGTCCCGTTAATTGGTCAGACCAACTGGTATCAAACGTACCCTTTTTATTTTTTGGTTTTAAAAAATTTAAATTTTCATTTTCGTCTCCACCAATAAAACTAGCGACTGTGGTGTTTACTATATCTAAAGTTTCACCAACCGCCAATTTAGTTCTAGGTACTATTTTTGTTTCTAAATTAGCATAATAAACTAAATCTTCATGCTGAACTAATCTTTCTACGGGAGAACCATCTTCATTTTGCACAATATTTGGATCTATGACAATAATATTATCATATTCCGTATCTACATAAACATTTTTTGTTTGTACTCTACCTGCCATAATAAAATATATGTGTATCTAAGGCCGTTTTGTAGTCTTGTAATGAACTAATTAATGGGAACGGTATTGTTAAAACAGTACCGTCAGGAATATTACTTTCCAAACCTCCAAACTTTGGATTAGCTTGCAGAATAAGCCATCCAAAAACGGGTGACCCATATTTTTCAAAACTAATCTTATCTAATCTACTTTGGTTTAACCTATAAATATATCTTTGGTCTGTCGGTTTTGGTGGTACATTTACATAAGGTACCACTGTTTGTTCTCCGTTAATTAAAAAATTAGAATATCTATTATAATACTGCATAGTTATTACCCTCTAAATTCTTTTTTGAAATTGAACTCATCATCAGGTATTGATGTACTTTGCCATAATTTCAAAAGTTTATTACCATCTGTTTGGTTTAATGGTTCCTGTTTTTTATATGATACTTTTCTTTCTTTATTTTTCAAGTCAGATTGATAATTAGTTTTTACTTTTTTGTAGAAATCACTATTATCTACAATTTCAAAAAAGTTATTAACAGTATTTTTTGATTCAATATATCTAGTTTGTAGGGATTTTATACCTATGTTTTGTAACCCACTACTCCCAATAATAACAAAATTAAAAAAATCGTCCCATTTAGATCTATCGTCTGAAGTTTCAACAGCCGAATTAAGTTCATCTAATATTTTACCGGTGTCGTCCAAAATTTCTTTACCAAATATCATAAAAAATCTATTTTCACTAGGTAAATAGTTCTCATCTTGAATGTTTAAATAAAGATCAAAAGTATAATCTTCATTATATGAAGTTACACCGTCAGGTGGTATTATTACAAACATTACATCATAAAAAGTTTGTATGTCATTTGCAATTTTTGCATAATCACCCTTATATTCATCAAAAGTATTTGCATATGTTCCATCAACAACACCCGTAGTTTGTCCTGATAGTTCATATATAATTGGTGTATTTTTTTTATTTTTATAACCGTCTCTTGCCCCTGAAACAAAATTAAGTTTATCAATTAAATTAACTAATTTTAATTCAGAATTTAATGATTGTTCATATGATTTTTTAATATTTAAAGTATAACCATCCTTTCTATTATCAATCATTTCTTTTATTTTCTTCTTAACATCTCTTATATCAGCATTTTTAAAATTTTGATCAAATACACCATATAGTAATGGGCATTTATCATTATCAACATCTTCTTTTGTCTTTGTAAATAAATCATCAACCTTTTGTTGTATACCAACAGGATACCCAAAGATCCTACCATTTGTTGATCCGGTAGTTATTATTTCCCCTTCTCTATATTTCACATCGGCACTAGATAAAACTATTCCACCATATAAAAAGTCCTCATTAACCTTTTTCAAAGCATCAAAAGTGGAGTTAAAATATTGTTCAACATTTCCAACTAATTCATTAAACACTGTTTTATATTCTATATCACCAGTGATTGTATTACCCGTTGGGTCAACCACTTGTGTTAATATTGTACCAATAGTTGTTTGCCCATTATTTTCGTCAGGTCTTGTTAAATCAGTAAGTATACCTAAAGAATCTTGTGCGATGTCAATTAATTCTGCTGTTAATTTTTTATCTACGGGTTCTGTTTCTTCAGCCCTTTCATCATAAACTTCAGTATTTGCATAATAGTTAAAAGAAAGTGCGTTTTGTAATTGTTCTATTGGTTGTTTTAATCCTTGTCCACCAATAAAATTAAAATTTAATGAAACATCAGCAATCATTGGTTGAACACCAATTCCCTCAGGATTTAAATCAAATGGAACTTCATCATATTTTAGAGTTAAACTATCTATTATTACTTTGGTATGGAAAAAGTCCCCAATTCTTAATACACAAACAGGTGGTGCACCAAACGCGGTGTTAAATGCATCTCCATAAACTAGTGTCGTTTGATTATTGTTTTTTTGAACTGCAGGTATAGTATCTCCAGGTCTCATACATTGTTGTAAAAACGTTAACCTTGAGTTTAACCCTTCAGGAGTAATGGAGTGAAATGCAGGATCAAAATGTCTTATTTTTTGTTTTATTCCATCGTAGATCATAGGTTCGTTTTCCTTAATCATTTCAAAATAATCCGATTCTGTAAGCAATTTTCGTAACAACCTTTTAACTATATCTTGTCTAGGTTGAGGTCTACTAGTGCTACTACTTGACTGTGGTTGTCCGTTTGTTGCCGTTGGAGTTTGAGTTACAGGTGCGTTTTCTTCAGCAGCATTAGGTGAAGGAGCAACACTTGACGTATCTGTTTGAGTAGTGTTTGTTGAATTACTGTTAGGGTTTTCAATTTCTTTTATTACAATATTGGTCACTTGAACAGTTCTACAAGCCATAGCATTTACTGAATATATTCCTGTTTGTTCGTTTGCATTATTACCTTTAAATTGTTTGTCACAATCGATTTTATTGTAATTTTTTTCACTAACATTTAAAGTTATAGCATCCCCTGCACTTTTATCTACTATTTTTAATATCTTTTTATCGTTAATATATTTTTTTAAATCAACATCCGTTTCTAACCATTTCTTAATAGACTCAACTCTTCTTTTACCTAATGTCTTATTTGCTGATTTACTACCCGTTGCAGATGCGCCGCCTGTAAGTTCTAAAGTTAATTCACTATTTCCTTGACTTAAAAACTCCTTAATGTTTATTTTTAATTCATTAAATTTGTCATAGTTAGAAACTATAAAACTTTTAAAATCACTAATACCGTTTTTAGTTGCATCAATATAGTTAACAAAAAAATCAACATCACCCTTATCGGCAGTAGTATCGTCTTGGTAATTTTCATTGTCGTAGTTCACAATAATGTTTTTCGCCTTAAAAGGATAATCACCATCAATTACATTTAAATATGTATTATATAATGTATTATACTCAGTATCGTCTTCACCGCCAGGGACACTATCTTCAAAATACAACGCAACTTTATTAATATACTCCCCAAAATCTTTTGTGGTACCCCCACCTCCGACAGAGGATGATGACGTTTGAGTAGTGTTTGTTGGTGGTAGTTCAGATATTGCTTGATTAAACGTGTCGGTATTTTTTGTACTTAATATCACATCATAAACATCACTAATTGAAAACTGTGCATATTTTTTTAACAATTCATAAATGTCATATTTTAAACATCCCGCAAAAAATGAATCTACAATTTTTGTTAATTTAGATTCTGGAGATGTTTTTGCTAACTCTTTATTCACAATAAGATTTAAAGTAGATGGATGATCTACCAAAATTTTCCAACTTAAACTTCCCGATCTAGATGTGTTACTATAGGTGTAGACAGGTTCAGTCCTACCTAAAAAAGTATGGTCAGTCCATTGAGTTTTAACACTTTCATCAAATGTTAAGTCGTACGGTGGGAACCACATTATCCTTCCACCATTAGGACCTATTTCACATGCCGGTAAATCTTCTACGGTAAAACCAGGTCTATTAGATGAACGCCAAGCAAGGTTTTCTAAAGAAAACATATATTTTTTAACTCTTTTGTTTGTTTCATCTAAACTTGTTGAATCATTACCTTTCATTGGTGCAATATTCAAGTTGTAAGTATTACTTAATACTGAGTTTTGAAATTTACGTATATTACCATCTGTTTTTTGTAGATCACTATAAAGGTAGTAAGGATTGTCTTTTGTAAAAACTCGACAATACTCATACCCAACCACTCCATTTTGATCCGTTGACCCCACCGAATTTGGTGTTGTATATCTAATAACTCTAGAACCTTTTGTTAATTCTATATTTCCATCGTTAAAAACTTTACTAACTTGACTTATAGCATTTCCTACGTGTCTTTGTTTAAATATACCTTTAGCCTGTTCACCTTTCAGTACTAATTGATTTGTAACATCTAATATTGAATCTGGTCTAAAACTATTAAAATCCCCAGCTAATGTACTTTGTAATCCAAGATTAAATGCCGGTCCTTGATCTGTTTCACCAAATACTTCGTTATTGTACCCAATTTTTTTATTAATAGTTCCACTATTTGAAGATCCCCAAGTAAACCCTCCAAAAATGGTTCCAGTGTCAGTACCATTAGGATTATTTGCCCCGTCATAGTAACCTCTAGTTGTTAAACCAAAGAAGAATCTCTCACCAACACTTTGACCCTTATATGTCTCATAGTCAGCACCTAATCCTCCGTGTCCAAAAACCGCAGCCTCTGTGTTATCACCATATCTATTTAATGGCTGTTGATCTATTGGTGTTATACTCTTTAAGAAAGTTTTTCTATCCCCAACATAAAAAGATGGTTTTGGTGCCAAAAGATTTGGGTCTCTTAATGAGTTTAGTCTATAATCAGGTCTATATGAGTTATATGATAATTGCTGAAATAAAAGATCACTAGTTGCGTTAGAAGTGTTTGCTAAAAATAATTCAGACCCACTTTCAATATTTAAACTGGTTATTTTATTTATTGTCCCTAATGCCGATCCCACAACAGCAGCTATTGGATTTTCCAATAACTGATTGACGAGTCGTTTTTTAGGATAATCAAAATATTCTCCAGGTATATAAGAATAAGGGGAATAAAGACCCGCAAGTTTTGCGGCAAAATTAATTCCCTGACCTAATAATAAATCGGGACTTGTAACTGAATAGTCTCTTGCCAATAATGGAATATTTCCTGAAATTATACCGATAGCATTAAAAGGATCGGTATTTGGTTTTGCTGATATGTTTCCAGTATCAGTATTTATTGACGTATTAAAGGCGTTAACCCTACTTACGGTTTGTTGTAATAGTTCTAACGCAACTCTTGCTTTAAATTCTGTTTGTAATTTTTCAGCACCTAATTGAGCCAAACTTGAATCATTAGCAAGTGTACCATCACTTCCTTGTGGATCGTTTTGAAGTAAAATATCATAAGGTGTATACTGAGAAGGAACAAATATAAATGTGGTGTTACTATCTGCGTAAGGTAAAAATGTTCTTTCTATTAGACTAGTAACATCCGTTATTGTTACTTCTTCATAATTACCATCACCATTTACATACTTATTATCACCATATGCTTCATTTTGTGATTGTTGTGAAGATAAAGATGGTGGAGACAAAGCGTAATCATATTGTCCTTGATTTGAGGTGGTTTGTAAATTTGAATTAATTATTGTGTTAATTTCATTTCCGTACCCATTATCACTTTCAGGACCATATTCATTTGCAACATACAATTCATTTCTAATCTGATCGTTTGTTTTTGTTACGGTCATAGTTAATGGACCGTATTCACCCTGATTAGAATTTGATATTAAATCAGTATATATGGTAGCATTAATTTGATTACCATAACCATTATCATCTTCAGGTCCAAACTCATTAACAACGTACATATCATTTCTTGACTGATCCGCAGTTTTTGTAACGGTCAACGTTAAAGGTCCGTACTCCCCTTGATTGGATGAGGTTTGTAAGTTAGAATCTAATATACCATTTATTTGATCTCCATAACCATTTGAACCATCAGGACCATATTCATTTAATACATAAAATATATTTCTTGATTGTTCAGTACTTCTTTGTAATGACCAAATAATAGGTCCGTACTCACCATTATTAGATGTAGACTGTGAATTTTGGTTTATATTAACAGTATCACCATAACTCGTACTATTTGCAGGTCCATATGTGTTATTAGTATAAAGTATGACTTCTTGGAAATTTCCAATAGTTTCTAATTTAGATCCAATAGAGTCCGACACATCGTATTCACCTACGTTTGATGTTGATTGTAAATTTTGATTTATATCAACCGTATTACCATAACTATTAGTTCCTTGAGGACCATATAAGTTATTGGTGTATAATATCACCTCCTGTTGATTTCCTGCCAGTTCTAGCCTACTACCAATAGTATCTGTTATATCATATTCACCAATATTCGTATTAGTTTGAAAATTTTGATTAATATTTACGGTATCCCCATAACTTGTTTGGTTTTGTGGACCATATAAGTTATTCACATAAAGTAATGTTTCTTGGTTTTCCCCTTGAAGTTCTAATTTAGATCCTATAGATTTTGAAAAATCATACACACCCTGATTTGTTTGGGTGTTTAAATTTAAATTAATGTTTACGATATTCCCATAAACCTCATCACCGTTAGTTGGACCATATTGGTTTTTATTATAAAGAATTTCTTCTTGGGTTTGACTAATAACGTCAATAGACGGTGAATCAATGACCGAATAATCAATTAGTGTGATATCACTAATGCCAGGTATGTCGGTTGATGTAAACGATTGATTTACGTTATATGGTTTTAAGTTTCTAACCAATAACTTTTTTCTAAAATTCTCAGAAGAGTCAAATGATAATGGGCTTTCCATTCAATTTATATTTTTTATATAAATAGGTTGAATGGTATTTTTATTTAAGTTTAAAATTTAAAACTCCTTGTTTTTTCATTTCATCACTTAATTGATACATAACTTTCATCATTTCATTTTTCAACATTGTTGGGTCTAATGAATTTGGTACTTTTGATGCATCTATGGTTATAGTGAATCCTCCTGATAAATTTTGTGTATTTGTAGTGTTAATATTAGTATTTGTAGTACTATTTGTCATTACTTCAGAAAGTTTTGTTGGTTTTTCACCTAAAGTATTTTGTAGTGTTGCACTTGTCATATTTTTAAATGGATCTCCATATTCCTTTAATAACGATTCCGTCATTGGCCGTGATCCCCTTATTTCTTCTCTTGACATTTCAAAAGTTTTATCTAAATCGGGACCAACCGCCACTTGATCTCCCACTATACCTTCATAAATTTTACCTTCAGACATAATTTTTGGAGCACTACCTGATCCAGGAAAAAATCCATCTTCTATTTTAACAATGGGGTTATTAAAAATTGCTCTTTGTAATAAAGCTATTATATTACCCATATCTTTTTCTAAATTACCATTATTAATATATTCACTAACTTTAGTCTGTGCCGTTTTTAAATACTCTAACACATCATTTACCGGTAATTTATCTTCAATTTTAGTTATAACATTTTTAGTTGCTTCCGCAAGTTTTGTCAGCGTTTCAACAGAACTTTTTCCTTGTTCAGGCGTAGCCTTTAAAATCAAAGCATCTCTAATTTGTATTAATGTATTATTTTGTCTTTCGGCGGAACTTAAAAATTTCTCATTAAACGCATTTTGATTACCATCAGGTAAAGGCGTTTCTCCTTCTTGAGTCTTTTTTTTAAGTTCTTCAATTTGTTTTGAAGTTATTTCTGATGTTTTAACCCAATTATCAGTACCAGGAAGTTTAACTTCATATTTACCTTCCTTACCCATTGTCGATAATGATGCAACAAACTCCTTATCTTCTTCACTAATATTACCAGCCCATTTAGTTTTCCCAAGCGCATCCATTTTTTTAGCAGATTGTGTTGCGATACTAGCCAAATCTTCCACACTTTCACCCGTTTTTTCAGCAAGTATTCTTAACGCTTTCTGTCCTTCTCTAGAAATTTTAAATTCACCATTTTCGTCAAGTTCGGCAAAAGATGACGCAGATTTTGTAAGTTTTTCTCTTAATTCTTCAACACTAGCACCCATATTTGAAAATGGGTCCCCAAATTGAGCGGCAAATTCTCCACCTAACATTTGCATTTCACTAGCAAATTCAATTGCATTATCAGGATTCATAAAGTCATCATATAATTTAAAAGCAGATTCTATACCAACACCCAAACTTTGAGCCTTTGCAGCCATCTTTGTTAGTCCTTCAACACCATCTTTAAATGTATATGCCGATGACTTTTTCACGTTTTCTTGAACTACTTTAGTGAGTTGTCCAGCGTTAACTCCATATTTTCTTGCAGATTCCCCAATAGTTCTAATCATTTTAACTGCAGCTAATTGAGATAATCCAATTTTATTAAACTCTCCCGCCATTTGAGCGACTTCCTTTGTTGATATTCCAAATTCTTTAGAAATTTTAATAGCGTTTACTATTACCTCATCCTGTATTGCAGGAACCTTTCCTGTTTGTGTAGCAAAGGCTTCTGCATAATCAATAACATCTTTTGTTGAACCTCCGATTTTAACAGTTTGTTTATAAACATTCATCATAGATTTTTCTAATGATTGTGAATACCCCGCAATATTAGATGCAAGTGACCTACTTGTTTTAACTGCCTGATCTTCTAATTCAGTAAAAAATGATTGGAAATAACCAATATCTAATGATGATTTTACGGCATTTTTAAACCCTTCAAGATATTTTTCATAACCAAAATTTTCTGTTCCGGAACCGGCATATCCCGCTTCAGGAGTTTCATCAGCAAATAATAACATAAATTTCTATTTTATAATAAATAGATTGTTTTTTAGTTTTAAGAATTTTCTTCTATTAGTTTGTTAACGAAATATTTTCTCTCATAGGTCGGTATACGTAAGATATCAAAATATGAAAAATTTGCATATTTTGATAAATAATAAATTTCGTCTAATAGATTTTTTTTGTAATTAGAAGAAAGGACGAAAAAATTCAGCCCCAAAAGCAACATCAATAGTTACTTTTTCTCCTGACGGGGCTATAATAGTTCTTTCTAAATCCAATTTAGGTTCGCATTTTGACATGGTATTTCTTATGTGTTTTGAATCTGCAATCGGCATTTGATACACAAATCTTACAATTTTTTCTCTATCCCTATCCCCATCTAATTCTATAATTTGTTTCTCCAATCTTTTTGTTACAACAGGTACTGTCATATTTGGTGGATATGATTCTCTTAATTTGTCTAACTCTTTTTGGTCACCTAAATTTAAAATCCTACATTTAACAACAGATCCACTTTTTGGTAAGTTAATAGTAAACAACCCGTCTTCACTTGGTTCCAATTCAGGTTTAATATAATTTAACTCATCTAAAAGAATTGTTTGTTCAAAATCCCTACTTGTTGCAGGATCTTTAATTTTAAAGATATAATCAGACCCAAAAGAAGTGTTTCTTAAAAAGATAAGAATTGCTTGAACATCAACATCAATTAATTGGTTTATGTCAAATCCAGGTTCATAAATTTTATTTCTTAAAAGTGTATTTATCAGTCCGTCTTTTGTTTGATTTGGAGATAACAACACGTTTTCATCCTCCGCAGTTAAATACCCAACCTTTATTGATTCTTTTTTTTGTGTATAAAACTTACCTTTTGATGGTAACGAAACCACGTCGTGTGGTAATGAAAACATTTCTTGTCCATAAATTGATGCGTCGCTCATAGTTTTTATTTTAAAAATAATTTATTTAAAAGGTATGTAAATAAAAAAATCCCACATTTCTGTAGGATTCTCTTGAATATTTAATTTTATTTTAGTACACCAAAATACATCTATCAGGTCTAAGCGTAGCCTTAACGGTAACTAACTTATCTGAGTCATAACTTAAAGAGTCAAAATCAACACCTGTTAAAAATGTACCAATAAGTAACCACTTTTCAACCGCAACACCTGTTGGGTCTAACATTTCAAGTGTGATGTCTTTTTTGTATCCTGCCGCATAACCCATACGACCTGTAACAGATTCAGCATGTAAACGAACCCATTCCATAAGTGCTTGTGAAGCAGAAGGTCCGATTGGATCACGAAAAGTAACATCCATAGGTTCCCAATTGAATTTACCTGCAACATACGTTTCAGTATTTAAAAACGGAATCGGAACCTCATTAATTTTAATTTTAGGTCTAGTTGTTGATTCAACATACCAAGAGTTAATCCCAAGTGAATTTGGGAAAGAAAGTATAAACCTGTTTTGTCTTTTAGGTTCGTACTGTAAAGGCATTTTCATTAATAAGTCAGCCATGTCTATTTGTTTTAAAAAATTTTATTTTATTTATAAATATTAGTTCGTTTAATTTTTTTCTATTTACTTTCTACTTTTTAAGAATTATCTATTAACTATAAAATAATTATATTAATTAACTTTTCTTTTTTCTCCTCCTTTAGTTAAATATATATCTACTGGTTTTTCTGGATATTCTTTTTCTAAAAACCCTGATATCTTTTCTATGTTTCTTGGGTCATCGTCTGAAAACCCAATTTTTGGTTCTTTATTTAACATATCATTTTTGAATAATCCTTTTACCCCAATCTCATTTGAAAGTTCTTTACAGTATGAAATGAAATGTCTTAAAGCAATTATTTTCCCTTCTTCGGGATTTGATGCTGAACCACCTCCGAAACCAGGATTTGTAACAGGTGCAAAATAACAAAGTTCTAAATAATCGTCTATAACTTCTTTATCTGAAAGTCCACTGGCATCTTGATCCATAATTAATGATATATATCTTTTTAAGTTCTCTACACATCTTTTTGAATCAATTCCTTGATGGTTACTAATAATAAGGTTATATGTTGCTTCTTTCATTACTTCAGGGGAATGTCCTCTTGCTGTAATTATTGCAAATACGGACCCACCATTTATACATTCCACAAAATCTCCCCAAGACGGACCTGTTTTTGCTAACATACAATCAGTTAAAAAGTTTTTATCACCCTCTACTGTAAAATTACGATAAGGATTATTTGCATAACCAATAATGGTTTTACCTTTATATTCAAAATTTTCATTACCGATTTGACCTCTATATTCTGCAAAATCTTCTGTACTCATTTTTACCTCTTCATCATTATCGTCTAAAACAATAATAGTTGTCGGCATAAATAAAATATTGTCGTCCCAGTCAAAAGCATAATATTTTAAATCAGGAACTCCTTCTTCAGAAATACCTTCTTTAACAATCTTGAATACTTCGTTTCTAATTAGTCTTTTTAAGTTCATAATCATTTTTTGTAATATTCTAAAAGTTTTTCAAGTTGTTTTTCAGTTATAATAATGTTTTGTTTTTTTTCAGAGTATGATTTTTTACCCTCATTTTTATAACCCAAAGATTCTTTAATTAATTTTTTTGTAATTTTCATAACTTTTATTTTGATCCGTATATTCCACTCACTTCAAATGGAGATTTTTTAAGTATTGGTTTAGGGGTTTCCCTATTTGTTGGTATTTGTTGTAATGGTTTTGTTTGTAATGGTTTCATATTAGATTGAACCTTTACATTTTTAATTTTATTTAAAAATTCTTTTAAATTTCTTTTAAAACTATTTTTAAATTCGCTTACAAAAATTTCATTAGTTGGTGCTTTAGATAAGTGATTTAAATCACTTATAAATTTTAATATAATAGTTATATCTTCTCGTGATAACGTAGTTAATCTTTGTGACCTTGAGAACTTCCCTAATCTATCTTCTATTTCACGAAAATTTAACGGAGTTAATTTCATTACGTAATTAATGTTTGTAATTTTTTGAATAAACTCATTAAACATTTTAGTTATAAGATATTTTACTTTATCAGCATCATCATAATCTTCGTCATATGTTCTTTTAAAAATGTCTGATAATATATTATTAGCATCTGTCATTAACCTCAACAAATATTCTTTATCATATTCTTCAAGTTTATCATATTTTTCAATTTTAGGTGTTGGTGTTGATTGTTCTTTAATCACACGTTTAACAATTCTTGATAAATCATTTTCTGTTAATCTTATAATTTTTTTCATATTTTTTATTTTATAAATATAAGTGGGAGTAGTTTCCTACCCCCACATTTTTATTATTAGATGTTATCAAACGATGCCCCTGTTGGAGTAATGATGAACTCGATGTCGATAAATTCAAGTGCTCTTGTAGGTTTCAAGAAGATTTTACCTGTAAGAGTGTTTGAGTCAAGATCCTCAGGTGTGTTTGAAACTGTCACACGGAAATCAATTAAACCTCTATCTCTTCTGATTGAATCTAAGATTGGGTTAACTGAATCCAAGAAATCTTGTCTTACTTTATTGTCGTTTTGTTCAAACAATAATCTAACTGCAACTGCTGAAATCAATTTACGAGCTTGTAACAACAATCTTCTAACATTGATTCTATCAAGTGCCGATTGTCTAACTTGAAGAGTTTTGTTACCCCAAATTACTGTACCCACATCGTTAAAAGTTGCAATTGGATTGATTCTTCCTTTGTAAAGAGTATCTCTATCTTCTTGAGTTAAAGTTTTACGTGCTTTAATTGAATTCACAATACCTCTTGTGTAACCCGCCGATGCGAACCAAGGAAATGCAATGTTGTCAGTTAACGCTAAGTTTCTTGTAACTTCAGCCGTTGCCGGTAAGTAGATTTGAGTATTATTTACACTATCTCTTGTAAGTACCCAAGGGTAGTAAGTTGCAGTGTAGTTAGAATCAAGACCTGTTGTCTCTAAATTATCTACCGCCTCTTGAGGATAGATAGTGTTGGTATCTACCGGATCAAGGGTTGGTGAGAATAAATCAAAGTCAGGTGTAGTACAGATGTAGATTGAATCTGCTCTGTCTGTTTCTATCATTGTAACCGCTTCCTCAACTAAGTTTGAGTTGTTTACATAGTCAATACCAGGAGTAACAAATACATTGATGTTAACCGCTTCAGGGTTAGCCAATGTTTTTTGTCCCCAAAGGTATGCGTAGTAGTCAGTATTACCCCACACTTCTTGGTTAGGCCCTGAGATTTGTTTAAATGCTCCCCATCCTGTTGCTGTCGGATAAGTAATTGACGCTTCCGCACCAAACTTATAACCACTAGCACCTAAGATAAATCTATCATCGTTAGTTCTATATTCTCTATAGATATCCCAACCATCAAACCCTCCGTAAGCTAGTAATGTAAATTTACGAGTGTTAAGTTTGTAGTATGCGTCATCAATTTCTGAAGGTTCAGATCTAAATGATGTAACACCTACTTCGTACGCTGATTGCCCTGATGTCGGTCCTGATGTGATTGTTACAACAGTTGCCCCACTATCAAAGTGGAAACCTTTAGTTATATAACCCCAATCAATACCTACAGTGTCAGTTCCTAAATTTGCCGGAAGTTGTTTACCTTTATATTGGAAGAAATCTGAATCATAACCCGTGATATTTGAAATACCTAAGTATGCAAATCTTGGATTTTCTCCACTTGAAATAACTGTATTATCTCCACCTGAAGATGATCCGAATGGTGGGTTATAAATAACATCACCCGCTTTCAAATATTTTGTTTTATAATTTACAAACGGAGGTGTTGCAGTATCGTATTCTCTTGAAATGTAACCTTCAAAACCACAAGGAAGTGCATCTGATGGTGCTTCCTCACTCATTTCTAACATTATGTATTTAGACTTAAGTGCAAATTCACCATTTGCTGTACCAACTTTGTTTGCCACATAATTGTTTAATGTTGGATCCATTGAACAATTTGTAAAACTTTCAAGTACTACAACATTTCTATCGGTATCAAAGTAATCTCTTATAAATAAATCAAATGTTCCGTTAGCAAATGATACGTTACCAATAGAAAGTTTAACTAATCTGTTTGCGGCATTACCATCAGAAATTAATCTAAACTTAAATAATTTGTAAGTTTTATTACCTCTAAGTTCAGAAACAATGTAAGGAGTTTCAGGTGTTTGGTATTGCTCAAGATAAAAACCAATTGAATCAGTTTCTAATGATCTAGCACCTAAAGTAGAAACTAAAGATCCGTTAATACCTCTAATTTTACCATTTCTGTATCCATTAAGTAATAATGTGTAATAAACCTCCTCAACAAATAATGGAACTTCTTCTTTATCTTTACCAAAGTTTGATCTACCAAAAACGTTTGAGATTGAATTTACATCAGTTGATTGCAAACTTGTTTCAAAATTAAATGTGTCTCCATCTGAAGAAACCCCAGAAACAACAAACGTTGAAAGTGGATTTTCTGAAACTGCAGAATATGACCCTGTGGTTATTAATGTAACATCTGTTTTTCCTGTTACTTCATAATTAGGTCCTTTTTGCTGACTATTATATTCAGAAAGACCTCTTGATCTAAGGGTTGCAACTACTAAGTTATCATAATCAGAATATGCAGTTCCTGAATAATTTGTTAAATAAACAGCCATTGAACCTGAATAAACAGATGCCGTTATTGCTGATATTGATGATAAAGATGCTCCAAAACCAAAACCACTATAATCTCCCGATGCGTAGTTAAATAATGAGTAGTACCATGCATCATTTTTGTATGATGACAAATCTGCATTTGTTAAATTAACATTATCAACACTTAAAACATTTGATAATGTGGTAACCGCACTTAACGATGATCCTGTTACACCTGATAGTGTATTTGAATTAACTGAACCCCAAAAATATGAAGTATTTGCAAATGTAGCTGAAGATACGGAATAAAGATTAATTTGATCAACAATCGACTTTCTAAAATCTAAATCAATGGTTGATGAACCATTAGTATCTGTAGAGTATGTTGAATAAAATACAGAACTTAATGCTGCTGGTACTGAAGTGATAACTACATTTCCACTGTTACCTGTTGTACCTGTAAAGTTTACATAAACAGGACCAGTATTACCGGTAGCACCTAATGTTGATGGGTTTATATTACCGATAGTGGTAATAGACCAAGATGGACCTGCATCATAACCTGATAGTCCTAATACTCTTGTTACGAAAAGTTGGTTTGATTGTGATAAATATGATTTAGCGATGTACGCTGCTTCATATTTTGGAATTTGAGTGTTAACAAATTTCTCAGGACTTGTACCCCCGAAATAAACTTGGAATTCATCAAAGTTTCTGATGAATATTGGTTCGAAAGCCGGTCCTTGTAGAGTTTCTCCAACAATGCCTAATGTTGTAACCCCTACACTTTGTGCCACAAATGTTAAATCTCTCTCTGAAGTGTATACTCCAGGTGAAACGAATACTTTGTTACTTGATGCCATTTTTTAAAAGTTCTTTTAAGTTTTATTTTAACTATAAATACTTACAAAAAATGTAAAAATCGGGGTTATAATAATATATTTTATGGGTAGTATGAAAAAATTCTGCCTTTTTTCTCACCTTTAAATTATTTATCTAATATGAAAAAAATTAAAAACATAAAGATTTCAGAAGAAAGCCATAATCAGCTTAAAAAGTATTGTGATAAAAAAGGATTAAAAATTTATAAGTTTTTAGAGACTTTAATTAAAGAATCTTGCAGAGAAACAACCGACATCTACGGAGAATAACTACTGAAGATATGCGGTTGTATTAATTAATGACTCTTTTGAATTATCTATTTTAACAACTTCAAATCTTACAAGATCGTGATCAGTTACTTGAATAGGAGAAATATTATCACCAACATAATTGTTATTTATATAAACAGAATATGAATCAACATTGTCAGTTGAATTGACTTTTAAATCTGCAGTATATCTAAACACTTCACTTAATTGTGTAACTCCTGAAATAAAATTAATATTTAAATCAAAAAAGTTAGGTCTTGCGGGTTCTCCTTTTGCATATCTTGCCTTTGTTTTAAAATCAACTTCAAACATAGATACTTGTCTTGTCACTGCTGGAGATACTTGAAATTCCTCTTCATCAATTAAAATACCTTGCATTAAAAACTTATAATTTGAAATATAATACTTTCTTTTTTCAAGATCTTTTGCCGACTCATCTGAAACATCTTCTAAAATAATTGGAATATAGTTTCCTTTTATTTGTGTATATGCTTGTCTTGATGTGAATTTTTGCATTACAATTTTATTGAACTCATTGATCTCTCTCATTCTATTTGCAAAAAATTTAACATTGTAAGTAATATCTACAGGAACTGGTTGAGGTATTTTATAAACATCAACCCCCTTTCTTTGTCCATCCCAAGTTGGAACTGTCGCGTATAAAAATTCTTTTCTATCAGGAATGTTATATTTTGTTGATGGGTTTGTTCCGTATTTTACTTCAGGCATTCTAACGGTAGTGATAAATGGTAATGAAACGTTTTTATCTAAATCCTGAAAGTTCCAAGAGGTAACAAATTGAGCCCAATTTTGGTTTGTAATTATTCTTTCAATATTTGGTACAACTTTTCCTTCAACAACCGTTTTAAGAGAATCCTTAACAAAATCAAGCATCCCTTTATCTAAATCTGCATGTAAAACCCCTTTTGGTAGGTAAGTTCCTCCGTCCATTATTTCATCAACCATTTCTTCTCTTCTTTCTAAAAGAGTTTTGACTGGTGTAAGTGGTAAATATTTTTTTTCTTTTTTTGGAAGTGCCATTATTAAATTCCTCTAAATTCATTATCTGTAACAGGGGCAGCGTTAATTGAACGATAAAATGGTTTGTACCCTCCATATGTGTGTTTATTATCACTAAGTACACGACCATCATCAACAACACTATAATAACGAACTCTTGTTTCGGTCTCATAGTATCCGATATAATCACCATAATTAATATCAATACCCAACTCTTCAAGTTGTTTTTGATAAACCCCAACTTTTAAGTTACCAGGTTCTGTTTGTGATAATCTTGATGATCCGTAATCAACATTGGTTGGAGCCTCAATTTGAACGTATCCTTTAAATTCAACAGGAGGTAAAAATTGTATAGAATCACTTGACGTTTCACCATATACATCGTCAGAGTCGGTGCGCTGCCTATCAATTCTATAAAGGACTAAGGTAAAATTCATGTCGCCGTGAAGCCACTCCATACCAAGTTCTTGATCTAAAAAAAAAAATCTTCTTCAGAGAAGAATTTAGACAAACGATTTATAGGTACTTTATTATTATTTGACATATAAATTATGGGTTTTTACGTATTTATGTATAATTTTATTACTACATCCGAATTCTTTACCAATCTGAACATAGTTTAATCCATGTTCCAACAATTCTTTTATTTTATCTTTATTTAAATTATAAATATTAGAGTTTGGTTTAAATACGTTATAATGTCTCAATTTTTTGTTAATGGTGTTTATTGCACAATTATATATTGATCCGATTTCTTTAACGGTTTTATTTTGGACTATATATAAATCATATAATTCCTCTTTTTTAATGTCGTATTTAAAATTTGGATTATTTTTACCGGCAAACCCCCCTTTTTGTTTTAAAGTTTCTTTTATTTTATTCATAATTTCAGGACTATGGTTTTTCCCAAAAAATGGATTTTTATCACCACTAATGTCCCTACAAGAAAAACAAGTTTTAGAATAAAAACTTTTTTTATTTCCACATTCACAAATAGGTTTTGATCTCCCCCCTTTCCATTTAGGATTTTTTTCACCCTTTGTGTTGTAACCCATTTTTTGTCTTACGGTTTTTGCCCATTCCGGATTAGACCACAATTGTTTTAATAATGTTTTTCTTTTTAATTTTTGATCTTCAGACATTTTCCTCCCTTTATGTGTTTGGGATATTTTTTTTCTTGCCTCTTCACTATGTGTTTTACCTAACATTGGGTTAATGTCTCCTCCATCTGCCATATTATATAAATCAAATCCCGATTTTCTATATTTTTTTATTTCTTTAATTTCAGATTTTAATAATTCTTCATATGTATTACATTCTTTAATAAGTTTAATGACTGGAATTTTGTCATCTGATTTTAAATCATCAAACCAAGAAGAAATAAATTGATTTGTGGGTGAGTTTAAATGTTGATTTAATCTTGACCTAAGTCCGTTTTTAGTTATACCAATATATTTAATTTCATCGGTATAGGGACAAAAAAGACCATATAATTCAAACTTACCCATATATAATATAAATATCATAATTGATTTTTTAATTAAATTTTACTATATTATAAAAAAAATATTGTGAGTAAAGACACCGACTCTTTAAATTCTTTACCCGAAATTAGGGCAAAAAATATATTGGAAACTTATGAAGGTTCCAACAATTATATTTTGAATATCAAAAAGAAAGGTTTGACAAATAAAAATTATGTCATAACAAGATCTCAAGCAGAATACATAATTAACTACGAAAACGTAATACCAAAAGTTGCAAAAAAATGGGTTGAAGTTGATTCTTATTTTTCAAAAAAATTGATGGAGGAAAAACTTCTACCTACGGAACCAAAAGAAATTTATGTTGAAAAACTTTTGGTTGAAAAAGATAAGTCCTATCATATTTGGGGTAAGATGTTTAGTGGTCAAACTCTTTATGATTTTTGGCTTCCAAAAACGGCAATTATAAAAACACACACAACAGAAAAAGTTGATATTGATTACTCAAAATACGACCATAGGCCCCCACTTTCACATCAAAAAGAAGCAATAGAAAAACTTGCAGGGTCTAAAAGATTTATTTTGGCAGACGATATGGGGGTGGGTAAAACCACATCCGCGGTAATCGCGGCTTTAGAAACAGGCGCAAAAAAGATTTTAATTGTATGTCCTGCATCATTAAAAATTAACTGGCAAAGAGAAATTCAAAACTATTCTGATCGTAGTGTTTATATATGTGAAGGAAAAAAGTTTTCAACTGACGAAGATTTTACAATCGTAAATTACGACATATTAAAAAACTTTTATGACATTAAAGATAAAGACAATTCTTTAATTTCTACTTCTAATTTTGATCTTGTAATACTTGATGAAGCACATATGATCTCAAATCCTCAAGCTCAAAGAACAAAAATCATAAATACATTTGTTAAAAAAATTGAAAGGGTTTGGTTATTGACGGGAACCCCAATGACATCAAGACCAATTAATTATTATAATATTTTAAATATTATTGAAAGCCCCGTGGCAGCTAATTGGATGGCATATGCCATTAGATATTGTCAAGGTTATCAATTTAATGCGGGAAAAAGAAAAGTTTGGAACGTTCAAGGAGCATCAAATCTTGATGAGTTAAGAGAAAGAACTTCAAAACAAATTCTTAGAAGATTAAAAGAAGACGTGTTAGATCTACCTGATAAAATTATTACCCCAATTTATTTAAGATTAAAATCAAAAGAATACGAAGACCTTATGGGTGAGTATTTTAATTGGTATGAAAATAAAAGTGAGGAATCATTATCGCTTACCGTTCAGTTTTCAAAACTAATGAAAGTAAGAAAGGTAATTGCAGATGAAAAAATAAATAATACAATTGAAATTGCTGAAAATATTATTGAACAAGGAAAAAAAGTAATCATATTTACAAACTTTACCGAAACATTACAACTACTTCATAATCATTTTGGAAAATCATCTGTTTATTTGGATGGAAGTTGTTCAAAAGTACAAAGACAATTTGCCGTCGATCAATTTCAAGAAAACGATAAAATTAATGTTTTTATTGGAAATTTAAAAGCGGCGGGAGTTGGGCTAACATTAACATCGGCAGAGGTTGTTATTATGAATGACTTATCATTTGTTCCTGCTGAACACGCACAAGCAGAAGATAGAGCTTATAGATATGGACAAAAAAATAATGTCCTTGTTTATTACCCATTATTTGAAAACACAATTGAAGGTGCAATATATGATATTTTAAATAGAAAGAAAAAAATCATAAATACTGTTATGGGTGATCAAATAGATGATGATATGGGAGACACATTAGAAGAAATCCTAAATAGAATATCCCAAAGATCATAATCAACTTTTCATATATTTATATATTATGAAATCCGTTTATGATCCACTTTTAAAAAAAATTGAAAAGATCCAAGAATCTATTGGTGAATCTTTAATATCAAATAAAAATATCATATCAGAAATAAAATCAATTAGTGTTGAAAAACTTCCATATAGTTATGATTCACTTGAAAGATTTGTTGATTCAGAAACAATGAAGACTCATTACTCTAAACACTATAAAGGGTATGTTGAAAAGTTAAATAAGGAACTTGAAAAGATAAAAGGGGACGATGTTGAACTTGAAGATATTATAAAAAGAATTTCAAAATATAATAAAAAGGTAAAAAATAATGGTGGGGGTGCGTTTAATCACGCTCTTTTTTGGAGAATGCTTTCACCTAAAAAACAAACAATTTCAGGGCCAATACTTAAAAAAATTGAGTCATCTTTTGGTTCATTTGATAAATTTAAAGAAAAGTTTGAAGAATCCGCAAAAAGTAATTTTGGATCTGGTTGGGTATGGCTTGTTTTAACAAAAAACGGCAGACTAAAAA